TTTACAAAGACTTGGTAATGTCTTGTGAATAAACCCAGTGTTTTCAGATGTAGTTATATATTCAACTTTTTTGTTACCGTGAAAATGACCAGTAAAGAGAGTTCTATTTCTTGTTGTACCCCAAAGCAAAGGATATTCTGTTGCGTATACTAATGGTGTATTTTTAGCAGGAACGTCACCATGTTCAAAAGCATTAAAGTTTTGACCCCAAACATGTACTTTTCTTTCTGCGTATTCAATATCCCAACTAATGTTATTGTCTTCTATAGACTTAGATAAAGCATGAGCTAAATGAAATGATGATAATCTATCATGATTACCTGGAATATATACTACAACAAGTTTGTTACAGAATTGCTTAATGTAGTTTATACCCCAGTGCATGGCATCAAAGGCTTGCATATAAGCTTCTGTAGCTGTGCTACAGTTATCTAATACGGTTCCGCTTGTTGTGGTACCATTAAAGGTATCCATGTTGATTAAATCACCTCCTACAACAAAATACAATGTCTCTATATAATGAGCAGAACTAGCTCTAGGTAATAAGTTTTTTAATGTATCTTCAAAGTCTTTGTCAATTGTTTCATTTCCTTCTTTACCAAAATGAATATCTTGTAATGACATTATACCACAAACTTCTTGTTTATCTTTTTTAAGAAGTTTTGTATCAGCTTTTTGTACTTTAAATTTTTTGGGTGTCCAATTATCTATAAGATCTTTTAGATATTGTTCTTCAGAATTTTTAATTCTACTAACTAAAGCAGACACTCTCCAATGATCTCCCATTTGCTTATTCCAATATTGAGAGAGTTTCCAAACAGAAGTGTCAATTTTTAATAAATCTATAATTTCTTCTGCTGATTTTGGTTCATGATCAAATGTTCCAGATATTTTACCTTCTCCTTTGTCAAGATCAATGGCTTCTGCTATTTCTGCACTCTTTGATGCAATATTAAAAAACTTGCGTTTCTTTCTTTCTTTTTTTCTTTCTCCAAGAATTTGTTGTTTGATGTTTAAGTACTCTTTTTCAGATATACCAAGTTTTGCAGAACAATATGACGGGTTCTTTTTCCATTTTAAAGATTCTGCCACTCTTTGTTTAAGATTAGCCATAATAAAAAATTAAAGGTTTACCAAATTTAATAAAATTTTTTAAATAAAAAAGAAGGCCCCCGTAGGGACCTTCTCCAACGTTAGTAGTAGAAAACCAACAAACCACCACTTCTTGTTGTTATGCTTCTAAAGTAGTAACTAAAATTTCAACTGAATCACATGTATTAGATCCAAATGTTGATACTACTTTTATTTTATATTCTGTTTCTGGATCTAACTCTTCTACAGTATATGTATTAACTGCAGTAGCTAATGCATTAGTATTAGCTTGAGTCCATCCAGATGGTGCATCTACTGTATCATAGTAAACACTAAAGCTTTCACTTAATGATGAAATACCATCCCATACTATATCTACAGTTGTACTTGTAATTTTATCTGCATAAAGATTATACGGAGCATGATGTACATTATCGGCAGTACACACATCAATACCATTTGCAATCATTAAAGCAAACTTTTGTAAGATTTGATCTAATCTTTCTCCTGATTCAACTTTTAGTATACCAGAAGAAGTTTCAATTCTAAATGTAGATCCACAATATGAAACACACTCTGTACATTGAATATCATCACAACGTTCATTACCAACCCCGCACTCTGTATAAGCACAAGGTGTAGTTAAACCATGATCTTTACATCCGCAAGGATTTGAATTACATTTATTACATTTACAAGCCATAATTTATTTTTTAAGGAGCTGGAGTAGAACCACCACATAAGTTAACTATTGCAGAAGAAATAGAAGATGCATCAAATGAAGTATCATAAGAACCACCAGTGTTAGTTGCAAGATCTTGCCATACTTGATTTCCTGCACCTGTTCCTAACACAATTACTTTAATACCCTCTGCAATACAAGTTGTTTCTAAAGTACTAATAAATACATCATCATTTTCACCAGAATCATTATAGATATCATCTAAACCACTTGGTAAAGCATCTGTGATAATTACCGCATATTTAGCAACATTATTTCTAAATGCACCAACAAAATCATCATTTATTACTAAATCTAAAGCTCTATCTAAAGGCTCAGGTGAGTCTAGACCATATCCTAACGGCATTGTATTATCAATTTTATTTAATTGAGTTGTAAATGTTGTTCCGTTATTAGTACCGAACACTTCCATTGCTGTTATGTATATATCAGAATTTGGCGTACCTGTAGTATTTGCATATTTTTGCGCACTAGGTAGTGTTGTATATTCTGTATTTGTTGCATAATATGGTTGTCCAGAATTTGCATATTCATCCGCAAGTACAAGAGCCATTCTATAATCATTTGTTCCTGACGCTGTAGCCAAGGTTGTAACAAGACCAGCAGCTCCAGTCTTAGCATCAGTAATATCATTACTCATACTACCTGTATAATCCATAATAACTACTAGATCTATACCTTCATCACAACTAACTGTATCTTCTATTGTTGAAAAAGCAACTGTTGAACAAACTGATTGATTACCATTTATCTGAGTTGTTACTTTAATTTGGTAGGCTGTGTTTGCTTGTAAGCCTGTTATTGCTTGTGTCACAGATACAGGGGGAGATGTAACAGTAGCTGTAGCTTCTGCTAATCCTGTTGCAGTATTAATTATTTGAATAATATAACTAGCTGTAGTACCTAAATAGTTAGTAAAGGTTACTGTTAAACCTTCTTCAGTAATTTCAGATGCTTGTATATCAGTTGGACAAGGTGTATTTAATGAAATTATTTTTGAATCTGTTTCACTACACGTATTGCTTTCATCTGAAATACAGAAATCAACATCTACTGTTAAGTCATCATAAACATCAAGACCTGATAAAGATATATTTGTTGGAGTTGTAGATCCAGCTAAAGCAACCACACTAACTTGTTGTGTTACTACAGTACCATTTGAATCAGTAACAGTTATTGTTGTACTACCACCACAATCTTCAAAATTACCAGATGGTATATTAGTACCATTAAATAAAATATTTAATGATGTAGGAATTCCTGAAGTACTTGATCTTTGAACTTCTGCCGTATATGCAAATACAACTGAGTCACAAGCTCCAGGACAACAATTAGTTTGAATATCTTCTATTGCAGAATACATATCACATAAAACAACCCAAGCATTTTGTACTGATTGGGCTAATGTATTTGGGTTATTTACCCAACCTGATAATGAACCATATGTGCTAGTTCCGCTTAAAGTTGTTGTAGATCCTGTTATACATCCTGCTACATTTATTGCATTTGCTATTAAAGCCGGCTGTCCAACCGCATCTTCCAAAGAACAAAATCTTGTTTCTAAAGCTAATGTTAGTGCTGAATGAGCAACCGTTCCTGGTATAATACAAGAAGATACAACATCTACTTCATCAACAGAGTCTGTACATGGTAGTACACAGTCTTCTAGTGCTACAATTCTTGTTTCATGATTTAATATTGTAGCATTAATAAGTTCTATGCTAGATAATATATCACAAATTTTTGTAGCTAATAACTCTGCATATTCATCTAAAGGAAGTTGATTTACTTGATCAGTTCTACCTTCAGGAGTATAACGCAAGCAAGCAGGTAAAGATATAATAGGTAAAGAATATTCAACACCACCTTGTATATTACATACATGATCAATTATAAGTTGCATTGTATCAGCAACTGTATCTGGGGCTGTCTGTCCTTCAGGAAGAACACATAATAAATCTAAACCAGAAAGATTAGGTTCAGAAGAAGTAGCACCATCTATTAAATCACATAGTTGTTCTGCAAGCTTTGCAATTACATCACTTACAGTATCACCATGACATAATCCAATACAAGGAATATCTGGACCTTGCCATAAAACGCAATTTGATGATATGTGAGAGCAGGGTGATGTATCCCCATTATTTATTGGTAACATAAAAATCCTATTTTATAACTAATAAAACTTACTAGTATACACTATAATATACAAAAGTTTTTGTAATCAAACAAGAAGTTTAATTACTATTAAGTTACAAAATAGGATTTATGAAAAGCTTGTACTAAAGATTATTCAGTAACAGCTTTTAGCTTTGGCTCTTCAGTTTTTTCAACTTCAGAAATTGTACCATCAGCAAGAGAAATATTTACCTCTCCATATTTTTCTTGTAGAGACAAACTAAATTCTTGCATTGCTGCTTTCATTTTACCATGATCTTGCAATAATTCATATTTTGCAATTTCAATGTTAGCAAGATTGTTTACAGCATTTCCAATAGCTTGTTGTAAACCTTGCAATTGTTCTAATTCTTCAGCAGTAATCTTTTTTTCAGCTGATGCTTTTTTTGTTGATTTTTTTGCCATGACGTTTAATTAATTAATTTATACAAATATATATGTTTTGTCTTTGATATCAAATATATAAAAAAATATTATTAGCCGCAAGGTACAGTTTCAAGTATAAAACCAGAATCTTCTATTAAGAATGCATATGGACTTGAACATTCACATGCATAATACCAACCGGGTTCTACAAATCCATTTCCATTAGAATCTGTGTAATATGCATTATTAAATTCAGGACAACAACTTTCTCCATCTGTAAAAACAGTAAGAGGCTCTATTTCACAAAATTCAAAACCTACTGCACAAGCCTCATCAGGTGAACCAAAAGGTCCTGCAATATTACATTGTAATAATGATGGTCCTGATGTACAGTTATGATCATAAGCATAAAACTCTGACATTGCATGAGGAGCACCATTTGATCCAGGTAAGTTAGATAAGTTACAAGGATCTGTGTTATTTGCAGCACCAGATAAACCGGCTAAACTTGAATTTGAATTTGATAATCCAAGTTCTGCATTAATCTGACTTATGTTTATTTGACCTGATCCTTGAAGTGGCATATTAGTTACCCTTTAATAGTTCTACTTCAGCTTTTAAGGAATCTATTTGAGATTGTTGTTCTTTCATTGCTTCTATAAGTACGCCAACCATTTTTTCATAGTCAACAGTCTTATATGTTTTACCGGCTTCTGCATCTTCCATAAGAGGCATTTCATGCTCATGTACAATTTCCGGTAATACTTCTTCAACTTCTTGTGCAATAAGACCAATATCTCTTTTGCCTTTTCTATATCCGCTATTCCAAGTGTACTCAACACCTCTAAGTTTTTTAACCTTATCTATAGCATTATCTATAGTAACAACATCATCTTTAAAGGTTTGATCAGATATTGTACTAGAATAAGCAATAACATCACCATCTACATGAAGTGTACCGTTATCTTGCAAACGCATATCTTCAGCACCAGCAGTATACCATCTAATACCTACACTTGCATCATAGAATGTAAAATCATGAGTATTACCTGTATAAATATCAGTAGTACTGCTGTTTCTTCTACGGTCATTTTCAAGTCTAAATGCAGTACCAGATAAAGTCATACCATAGTTACCATCAGCTGAGTATGTGGTGTTCACATAAGATGTTATATATCCAGCACCATTGGTAAGTTGGTTATTGTTTGTTGGTATTGCAGGAAGAACTTCATTATCAATACGAGCATCAACTGCATCAGCAGCACCAGCCTCGTCATTAGTTACAGTAATTGTTGTTCCGCTTGCAGAAGTAGTTATACCACTACCACCTGCAATTGTTAGAACCGCAGTACCACTTGTATCTTGCACATAAGAGCCTCCATCAGCAACAAGTCTTACAGCTGTTATATCTCCACCTGCACCAGTTGCTACGGCAGTAACTCTACCTTTAGCATCTACGGTAATAGTGTCTATCTTAGTTGAGTTTGATGTAGAACCATAAGTTCCTGCACCAATTCCTGCATTTGGTAAATCGGTAATGTATCCAGCTCCGTTTGTAAGTTGGTTATTGTTAGTAGGAATAGCTGGTAACACTTCTTCATCAATGCGAGCATCAACTGCAGCAGCAGCACCTGCGGCATCAAAGGCACTTGTTGCAGCCCATGCTGCAGATCCAAATGTATAACTTCTATTAGTTGTTCCAGAAACACTAAATGTTAGTGTATTACCACTTCTACTAATACCATTAAGGAAATAGTTGGTATTTGCATCACTTGTTGAAACAGCCACTGTTCCACCATTGGCTTTTGTAAATGTGATAGTATCATTTGATACACTAGCACCAACAAATGCATCTAAGTTTCCACTATGCCATACTCTATATAAACTATTCCAAGAAGTACCAACACCAGTTCTAAAGTACAATTCATTATTGGTAGATGTATTAGAACTACTAATTAATTGCCAAGCAGCATAATTATCACTCCAACCTTTTACTGTCATACCACTGTACCAAGATCCAAGACTAGCAAATTCATCTGTAAACTCTACAGATAAAGAGTTATCAAGATAATCATTTGGTGCTTTTTCAGCAGCTCTTGTATCTTCTGCATATATGTTAGTTAAGCTTCTTGAGCCATGTGATGTTATAACACCATCAGTCATATACAAATTATCAATAATTGTATAACCACTTGTGTTAATATCACTATCTGTACCTATGATAGTATTACCGCTTGAAGTTACATAACCGGCACCATTGGTTAATTGATTATTGTTTGTTGGGATAGCAGGAAGCACTTCATCTTCAATGCGCGAATCTGCATAAGCAATAGCATTAGCTTCTGCTGTAGCTGCACTACCCGCTGCATCAAATCTACCATCTAAATCTCTAGTACCTACTGCAGTAACATGACCATTAGCGTCAACAGTAATATCTTCTATTACTACACCATTGTTATTACCACCATAAGCACCACTAAGGTTAGAAGTATTTTCATGAGCAGTATAAGTTTCACTAGTTAAATAACCAGCAGATGCGTGGTTGCCCCACCCGTATGCTGTATTCCAGTTTGTAGAGTTGCCACCTGTAGTTACAATTTCACCTGAAATAGTAATACCCGTAGAAGTAGTTGTTAATTTTTGACCTGCATTATGATATAATCTTACACCTGCATTTTCAGTCCATTGAATGATCCAATCAGAATTTTGATCATCATAAATACCACCTGTAGTTCCATCTCCCATTAAAGAGAATATAAACTCGTTTGATGTATTGCCTATTTGAAGACCACCCCAAGAACTTGTACTACTATTTATATATAAAAGATCAGATCTATCTGAAGATTCAGTTAGTGTAACTTTAGCACCAATGTTAATTGTATTTGTGCTAAATGAAGAAGGAACTCCAGTAATATACCCTGCACCATTGGTTAGCTGGTTGTTGTTTGTAGGAATATTACCATCTACAGTTGCAATAGCATCAAATACTTCTGTGTCAATTCTATTATTTACTTCTGCTGCAGATCCTGCTGCATCATAATGAGAATCAGTAATCTGACTTCTAAAATGAGCAGGTGTTGTCTTTCTTATGTATCCATCATTAGTGTTTACATATATATCTGTAAGCGTACTTGTTGTGTTTCCAGATGTTGTGTTAATCCAACCAAAGTTTGCATATCCATTTGTATCTGTTCTTACAACTTTATTTGCAACATTTGCTCTTGTCCCACCTAAGTCAAGACCATCCAATAAGTTTGAATCAGCAGCTTTACCACTTGTGCTAAGTTTACCAGCAAGAAGGCTATTTACTTCTGCCTCTGTATAGTAACGACCATCATGTGTATGTGAATCATTTGCAACTGCTACTGTAAGAGTTGCATTACCCATATCTGTAAATGTAGCAGCACCTGAAACATCACCATTTAAGGTTAATGTCATATCATGAGTTGCATCAAGTTTAGTACCAATTTGATTGGAAATTGTTGTTGCAAAGTTGGGATCATCACCGAGAGCAGCGGCAAGTTCATTAAGTGTATCTAATGTTCCAGGAGCAGAATCAACAAGATTTGATACTGCAGTATCTACATAACTTGTTGTAGCATATCCCGAAAGAGATGTAATATATCCAGCTGATGCATGATTACCCCATCCATAAGCAGTATTCCAGTTGGCAGAATTATCAGTAAAAATTCCTGTATGATAAATCTCACGGTTAGTACCGTCAAGTTTAACATACATTTTATTAATGTTATCATCATAAACAAAACCATCATTATTGGTCATATTTATTACTGTATCACCATCTGTAAAATAATTCCCAACGGGTTGATATGAAGCAAATGTTGGTAAAACTTCGTTATCAATTCTATCATTAAGCTCTTGTTCTATTACACCAAGTTCTGCGTCAGTTGCATAAGTTGATGGAATAGATGTTAAATATCCTGCACTTGCATGGTTACCCCATCCGTATGCAGTCTTAAAGTTTTGGATGTTAGTCTTAGAAAGTGTTTCACCATCTAATGTAAGTTGATCACCTCTTAGATATGCTGTTTTTCTAGCAGCCCATCCGCCAGACCAGTTACCTATTTCAGAATTAATTTCAAGACCTTGTTCTGCATTTAAATAAATATACTCTCCAGTCTGACCCGTAGCATAAGAATGACTTTCACCAGCACTAAGAATTAATTCTTGACCATTGCCTTTAATGTATCCATTAATTGTAAGAGCACCTGTAAATGTATCACTAGCATTACTTCTTAAAAATGCACTACTATCAAGACCATCAAGTAAATTTGAATCCGCAGCCTTGCCAGAAGTTGTAAGATATCCACTAAACGTAGGCAATACTTCATTGTCAATTCTGTCATCTGTATGATTTATTGCATCAGCTAAAGCACTAGCTGCACTACCAGCTGGATCAAATGCAGAAGTATTCTGATATGCAGCTGAACCAAATATTTCAGCAAATCTTTTTCTGCGTTCTGCACCATTGTCAAGAAGAATTAATTCATCCACCCCTGTATCAACTGCTGCAGTCATATCTGTAAGTTCAGATAAATCAAGTGAAATTGTAACACTACCACTTGAAGCAGTACCATCTAATCCCGTACCAGTACTAACACCTGTTATAGTACCACTTGTTGTTGTGTATCCAGCATCATTAGTCCACTGAGATATATTACCAGACTTATTAGTTAGTGTATCTGTAGAAGACGCAGTTATAAAACCATAAGTATTATTCCAACCAGTATTACCATCTGTAATATAACCAGCACTTGCGTGATTTCCCCAAGAATATGCTGTGTTCCAGTTAGATACATTTGTAGAAGTAAAATCTCCAGTATGCCATACTAAATCACCACCTGATAAATAATTAGTACCTTCATCAAAATCTCCGTTCTGTGTAGCATTTACACGAATATCACCATTGAATCTTGCAGATCCATCTTTAATATCCATAAAATCCTTACCTCCTGACTGATAATGTGTATGACTAAATTTAAAGTATTCATTGCCATTATCTTTGGTAAAGAAGTTTAAATATGAGTTTGTATCTCCATCACCAGTATTCTTAAAGTTAATACCAGCTTGATCAGAGTTTACATTCCAGTAAAAACCATTGCTAGTACTTGCAGTCTGAAATGTAATAAGACCAGACATAAGACCTCCAGAAAGAGGTAAATATCTTCCGTCTAAGTCTACAGATGCTCCCGCACTACCAACACCAGTTAATGATAAAATACCATTACCAGTATCAAATGAAGCAGCATTAATGTAGTCTATATCATTAGTGTCTGTATTTGTGTCTGTGGAGGAAATTGTTACCGTACCTCCAGCACTGTAGCTGAGGGAAACATTAGAACCTGCTACCAGGTTTAAGTCTCCCCCAGACTGTACAGTTGTTCTTTGAACAGAATTTGTTTTTAAATTCCAAGAACCATAGTTATCATAATCATGAACATGGCTAGATAAAGCATATCTACCATCAAGATCAACAGTCTGATCAGCAGCACCGGATACAGTTAAGGTTAAAACACCATTACCTGTATTAAAAGATGCTCCATTTAAATAATAATTAGAAGAAGCTGCAACACTTTGAAATGTTACATTTCCATTACCGTCAGTTGTCAATACTTGACCATTGGAGCCATCAGCTGTTGGCAGCTGATATGCTCCGTGGTCTATAGCAGATAAAAATTTAATAGCCATGTCTTAATATTCAGATTTATACAAATCTAATAATTATTCTAAAATTATGCTCCTGCATACATTATAGAAACAAAGATGTCATTAGCATGAGGTCCAGCCAATCTTGCTTCTATTTGATCAATACTTACTTGAACAGTGTCAATCATCAATTGCTCTCCAGTTACAGTATCAAAGTAACTTACAATAATAGGAGCAGCGGCACCTACGCTTAGACCAAATGTAGAACCAAAGCCATGAGCAACACCATGTATCGGAGTACCAGCAGGTATAACATCATTTACTCTTACTGCAGCTTGTCTGTCAGCAACTAAGTCACTAGCAGCTTTAGGAGTAACAGCACGTGAAGTATCAGTACCGGTAATTGCTTCATTAGAAGTTGCTAATTCAACAACACCTTTTGCACTAGTAGTAGCATTATCACCAGAAATAGTAATAGCTGCAGTTTCAGAACCTGAACCAGTTACAGAAATACCATTAGAACCAGATGCAGTAGCAACGTAGTTACCAGTAGTGTCTGTACCAAGAGCAACTGAGTTTGCAGCAACACCATCAACACTTACAGTAAGAGTTACGTTAGCAGAACCATCAATAGATACAGAACCAGAAGCATCACCACCAAGAGTAATAGTTCTAGCTGTAGTCCATTTACTAGCATCATCAGCAGTACCTTCTAAGTTTCCAATAAATGCATTAGCACGTACATCATAAGCAGCACCAAAGTCCCATCTATCAGCAGCTTCATCCCAAACTAAACTTACATTTGTAGAAGTACCTCTTTCTACTTCAAAACCTGCGTTTTGAGAAGGAGCACCAGTTTCATCAGCATTCAATGTAATAATTGCATCACCAATATTAACTTCATTAGAGTTAACTTGAGTGGTTGTTCCATCAACACGCAAATCACCAGGAATAACAACTGTAGAAGTTGCAGCACCAAGAGTTAAATTATTTGCACCAATAGAAGCACCAATAACTCTATCACCGGCAACAAAATCTAATTCAGTTAAACCAGCAATAGAAGTTGAAGTACCACCCAAGCCTACAGTTGTAGAACCAAATGTTACTTGAGAATTTGCAAGTTTAGCATTTGCAATGCTAAGATCAGCTAATCCTAAAGAAATAGTACCTGAACTTGTAATCGGAGAACCTGAAACAGTAATACCATCATTACCACCAACAGCTACAGAAGTTACTGTACCACTAGTAGTGCTAAATGGTAAATCACCAATTAGAAAACGTTCTGCATTTCCTGAGTCATTATTAGAAACAAGCAAAGACCAATCTGGTTGTACAGGGACACCTCTTGAGTCTGTAGCAGCAACAACAACGTTATCTGTACCTAGGTAATCAACATTTAATGTTACACTAGCACCCAATGCTACAGAACCGCCATCCTGCAAACCTTTACCAGCAATAATTTCAACTGAGTCATTAGCCAATGAACTGTTAGGAACATTAGAAAGACCAATTGCAATAGTACCTGAAGTAGTAATAGGGCTACCAGAAATAGTTACACCACCAGAACCAGAAGCAGCAACGCTAGTTACAGTACCAGTGTTATCTGTAAATGGTAAAGCAAGTACATCATAATAGTTAACGTTATCTGATGCATCAGATACTGCAATGTGCATAGCAGTTGTAACATCACCTGAACCCGCACCAGCAGCTAAAATAAAGTTGTCTGATCCAGCATAATCAAGAGCAATAGTACCAGATACTGCACCTGAAGTACCAGAAGCACTACCAGTAAGACCAGCACCACTTGATACAGTTACTGCAGTAATATCACCTGAAGCAGAAACCCATGCTGATCCATCAAATACTTCTAATGAACCCGTTGATGAGTTGTAAATAATCTGACCTGCTGTAGGACTTGCAGGTCTTGTTGCAGTGGTAAGAGTGTGTATTACAGCATTCTGTAACTCGTACCCTTGCATGTCAATGTTTAACGTCTCTAAATGAGACAAATACTTAAGAGCCATAATTGTTTTTTTTGTTTATTGCTTAATTTTTGTTGCTATTAATTTAAGTAAGCAGTTCCAGCAACAGGAATTGCAAATTGTATTGTTACTGTATTATCATTTGTGTAATTAATCTCACCTATAATATCTGCACCTGTAAGATCTTCTAATCTTACTGAAGGTTTCTTATTAAGATTGTGATTTATTGTCCATGTAAATGATGGAGTAGGTTGATCATGAACATAGTTCAAATCTTTTTCATCTTCCAAAGATGTAGTTTCAAGAATTTCTATTCTTTTAATTAATCCTTCAATATCAGCCGTTGTCCATGTAAGCGCACCTGAGTTAGAAGATGTAGAACATGTTTGTATATTTTTTGTCTTATCAACCATTTCAAATTTTGACTTTAAATCTTCCCAATCACACAAACTTTTATCAATTGCTGCTGCTTCCATGTCTACAAGACAGCACGGATCCATACCATATCTTAAAGACATAAAGTTTTTATATACAGCAGTAGCAAATTTTCTTTCCGTTTCTATCTGTTTAATTAAAGCAGTATCCATTATTTTGCATTCTCTACTTTTAAAGTTGCCTCATATTCAGATTTACATGCTTTATGCACAGTTGCTCCATCTGATGCTTTTGTTTTCTGACAACCACAACTAAATGTTTTATTACATTTTTTACAATTCATAATATTGGTTTATTAATTGTTTAACACCCTACAGTTTTACATGAAATTTTCTGAAGTCTTTTCTTTGCATAATCATACAAAGCCATACCTTCTTTTGGACTATTGCAATATTCTACTTTTGCAACCGCTCCATCAATTACTGTTCTTATATATTTCATTTCATCAATAAGATCTTTTCTTTCACTATGAGGTTCACAATCTTTTATATCAATGTGACATAAAGTCTCATAGTATAGTGTAAGTATATTTGTAATTCTTAAATGATTATACTCTACATAAACTTTGTCAACTGGTGCTACACTGTATTTTATAACATAAATACCATCCATTAAAGAAGTTCTCATAGTACCACAATTCTGTGTTTGTGTACCAAGAAGACAACCGTTCAGATTAATATCAAAACTAGGATCCACCTTTAAAAGAACGGGCGCATTATATCCTGGAGGAGTAACCAATAGCTCTCCACAATCAATATCTAATTTAGAAGAATACTGACTTGTATCTTTTATATTTAGTATCTCACAATTTGCTACTGTGGGAACTTCTAGACTTAATATATGCTTATCGGCCATAATTTATATTATTGTATATACAATCTGCTACATAGATAATATACAAAAAAAAGATTAGAATGTAAAATAAAAAAGGTGAGAGATTGCTCCCTCACCTTCTATATTCATAGTCAATATTTCTTATTGATCAATTGATTCTTCTCTGACAATTGGATTACCAGAAGAATTAGCAGCTGCTACTAGAGCATCCAATAAAACTTCAACTTGACCTTGTGCAGCATCATCATCACATTTAACAAAGATCTCATAAACATACTGATCATTATCAAATACGCTTGTAGCATTGTTCAAACGTGGAATGCTGTGTTGTACATAGTAAGCTTTGTATAAAGCACTACGATCTACAGCAGAGATAACTTCTTCAGATCCTTCAATCTCACGCATACGGAATGCATCAGCATTACCTTGGTGGAAAGGAGCTTGACCGTAAGATTCAGTCAATAAAAGTTGTCTCAATACACTCTCACCTTGAGTTTGCTTAGTAGTACCAGCTGTTCTTTCAGCTTCACCACAATCATTACAAGGATCACCAGTTTCATTTAACAATGAAGCATACAATTGAATTGGTTCTTTACCGTAGTAATCACGTGTATCAAAAGTACAGTCACCGAATTTAGTATCCACATAAGCACCTTCAAATGAAATCTTAGCAGATACTTCATCAGTAACTGGATCAGTTGAAGCAACATAAGTACCATCTAATACATCAGCAATGCTGTAAACAGTTGCAACACCTGCAACAGATACTTCAATACCACCTGCAGTTGGTTCCTTAATGAAAGGAGCAACAATAGGATCTGCTAATAGCATTTTGCCCATTTTAGCAAGTGCTACTGCAGGATCAAGGTATTCTTGACCATCTACACAACACAATCCTGGTACATCACCATCAGCTGCATCTCCAATAGAATCACCAATTGCATAAGCATTGTGATTTAAATAACGTAAAGCAGGAGCACCTTTAACATCCAAACGAAGCATTAAATTGCTACCACATGGGTGACATTTAGGACCAACCTTAATAGAAGCAACAGAAGGAGTAGCCTCAACACAGCTAGACTCCCATACTCTTGTCAAGTATCTTGGGTTAATTCCTTTTGATTTTACAGATTCTGCATAACCACCGTGGTGTTTATTATTACCAATAGTGTCACTTGAGTGAAGAGAACCTTGTACTAAATAAGCCATTCCAGGTACAGGAAAAGCACCAACCGCATGAGCAGTCCAGTCACTTCCATCTACCAAGGCTAATTGACCTGCAGCTAAATCTGCAGTCTTAGTTCCATCAACAGCATCAGCTGATACTGCTAAAAAGCTTTTGTAAAAAGCATGATTAAAATAAGCCATTTTTTATAAATTTAAGTTTAACAAATAAAAGTTGTGTGTTTCACACATATATAATATACAATATTCTTTTTAATATTCCAACTAGCTAAGAAATAATAGTTTATATTTAGCAGAGTTTATTTCATCTTTAATTAGATCAAGATTGTTTACAACTTCACTATGAGGCATTACTTTTTGCAATTCATCTATTTGCATTGCCAATATCCTCATATATTCTACTGCACCATCTACATCTATTAATGTTGCTGGTGCTTTATCAGGGTATGCTAAGAGAACCTCACAAGCTCCTTGATATCCTTCAGCAATAGTATCTATCAAATCAGGTAGTGCATCATATAACTCGTTTAGTGCTTTATGTTGTGCATAGGAACCATCTCCGGTTACTTGTAAATGAAGTTTATGAAAACTTGTTCTTGCATTCATAATCTCTACAACTAAATCACCAGTCATTGCATCAACCTTTTTCATTTCAGGTGATCTATCCATCATTGACTTTTTAGTTGCAGATCTAGATAATCCTTTAGAAACCTCTTTTCTTAAAGTTCTTTTATTTTCCATTAATTATTTCTTTCAGCTGTTTGTTGATTTGTTGTATACTGATTAAAGTTTTCTATATCACCAGCAATTAAAGAAGCTGTTTCATCTAGTAATACTTCTGCTATATCATCTTTAAATTCACATTCTACATCAACTGTTGTTTGTGTTCCATCATAAGGATTTTGACAACCCGCTATTTCTATATTAACGGGTTGTCTATAGTAAGTTAAAATAACATCTGTAATATCAAACTCTCTTCTATAAACTCTAACGTTGTTACCTAACCATGTACAGAATGTCTCTCCCCAATCATAATCAGGTCTTTTAAGAGGGTCTCTCATAATTAAATCAACATTAGCTTCTTCAGATAAATAAACAGTCATTGATCTTGGATCAGGACAGCACTCACTTGTTGCAAATGCTGATATCCTTTTATATTCCATGTAATCAGTAGGAATAGCAGTAGACTGAAAATAATTGTCATCTAAAAAACCAGGTAAATTGGATTCTTCTAAAAGAATATTTAAATCATCTATTCTTCTTTTAGACATCTCATCTCCTTCACGATACATATTATTACCATGAAGTTGACGTCTTACCCATTCAACTTGCGCTTTATTAAATGCCTCTACAATTTGCCAACATTCTATATTGTCAAAATCATTGCTAGATAGTTTATTTAGCCTTTGTCTTAATTTAATTTGTAGAGTTTGATTATTCATTTCTTAATGTGTTATGTATTCCAGTATGTTTCTACTTTGGACATTAAACTCATTAAAGTATCTTCATTAGACGGTTCCTTTAGATAGTCAATAACTTCACCAGGTCTTTTACCTAATTTTTCTGAACTATCTACAGTCTCAATCCAACCTGAAGATTTTGGTACAAGGAATCTGTAAAATAAAGCATCTTTAACTAATGCTCTGATTTTCAGATTTTCCATAGAATCTTTTGCAGCATCTAAAAAGCTTTCAGCTGCTCTTTTCTTATTAGATTCTGTTCCCTCTCCATTAATGAACATATCCATATTTTCATACATGATATCATTTGGTGTTGACTTTGTATACTGTGTACTTTCTACATCTACACTTTTAGCAACATACATCAACTTTGTTGTATCAGTATCATATAATTTTTGCAACTCTACTAAAGCTTTATTTCTAAGTTTAGTGTACTGAGTTCTTTCACTGATGGTTTCTTCTAACTGATCTAAGTAAAATTTAGGAGGGTTTACAGCTTTCTTTGCATCTTTAAGTGACTTGGCTACAATAGAAAAACCTCCAGCATTAATAGCATAAATTTTAATTAAATCATAAGGATCCTTTGATGGATCTAGATAAAGAGGATCATTTCCACATCTTAAACTAATGCGAGACCAAAATTTATCATTATCTGGTTTTAATAAAGTTACTTTATTCCAAAAGTCTTTGTCTTCTGGATCTAAAACATTTGCTGCAAGTTCAGCTTCAAGTTGTGTAACAACCTGTCTAATTTCTTTAACTTTTACTTCACGATCCCCAGGTGCTAGTCTTTTTACATCAGGTGCAAATTCATTTAAACCTGTTACATACCTTTTAACACCGTTTAATTCCAAACAGGCTAAAGATTCTTCATGCCATACTCCTTCATGAAGTGCCATTCCATACTGCTCTAATCCCATATTTTGTTTACTAGGATCAAAGAAGGGTCGTATAGCAATAGTTTGATTTTTACTTTGCTGATACTTTTCTACAATAGTGTAATCACTCATTTTTCAATTGGTTTTTAAAATTAATAATATTTAGTTGTTTACTCAAAAATAGACATTTGTCTATATTTATTATTAATATTTCTAATGCTGGTTTCCCAGCAAAAGTTATTTGAGAAATAACAACTTAATCACTATCAAGGAGCTTGTTCAAGAGCTTCTATTCTTTTTTCAAGTTTATTAATGTAATCAACTAATACATTAAGATGAGCAAATCTAGCTTGCCCATGTTCTGATCTTGATGCTTTATCAAGAACCTCATCACGGTTTTTTTGTTTTAATTTATCAAGTGCCATGGTATACTTTTTTTTAAAAAAAGGGAGGAGGTTTTACCCACCTCCCCTTTCTGGTTATAAAATTATGTTATTAGAATGAACCTCCAGTTACAGGGTTTCTCATAACAATTTTCAATACTTTGGTTGGATCTTTCACCCATACAGCTGGCATGGTTTGAGTCATGTAAACTCTATAACCATTAAAGTTACCAGAAGAAGCAAAGCCTTGAGTACGTCCCATGTAGTCCATAGTACCATTTTGGTAGAACCACTTCAATTGGTTATCCCAAGACAATTTCAATAAGTGAATGTTATCGTTACCATTCTCAGTCACATCAAAGATGATGAAGCTATAAGAGCTCAATGGACGTCCATCAATCAATGGATTCTCAACATCATTAGTGTGAAGGTTATCAAATGCTGGGTTCAATACAAACTTAACATTTGCCAAGAAAGGAATAGTAAAGCTTGTGTAAGCAAAACCAAAGTCTAGATCCATACCTTGTCCAGTTACAGCACCAATTTCAGATGCATTCTGTACAAGACCTGAACCGTAAACTTCATCAGCAATAGCTTTGTTAATTAGCTGCATACCACCGATACCAGTTTGTACAACTAATTGACGCTGTGGGTCTGGTCCTTTGAACTCAACTTTACCTTGGTAGAAGTTGTATAGTTCAGACTTAAACATGTCTAGAGAGAAAGCAGACTTGTTGTATACTCTCTTGAAAGAGTTATCCAACTGAGACCAAAGACCTACAGATAATCTGATATCATCCGGTCCGTCTTGCTTAATTCTACCACCTTTACCCCACATTAGGTAAGTTTCAATGTCATTAGCAATTTTGCTAAGGTGAGCTGCTTCCATATTAGTAACGAAAGTTCTGCTCAATCTACCTTCTTCAAATGCTTGACGCGCACCAGACTTACCCATGCTAGCTACTAATTCTTCAATAGAAGATACTGAAGGATTACCGCTTTCATCATAGTTTCTCCAGATTTCCGTTACAGGTACAGTACCATCAGCATTCAAACCACCTTTGATCATAAGATCAGCACGGCTAGATACAGAGTAATGTACGTGTGCTTCAGCTCCACCAACAAAGTTGTAGAACTCACGGAATCCAGAACCAGTTTCAATGTCAGAGAATCTTTCTCCGTATTCACCACGTGCAGAACCTTTTCTAAAGTACTTAGTACCTGCATTTAAGTAAGAGTTGTCCAAAGAAACAGCACTGTTGTTGTTTACCAACTGAACAGTGTAGATAAATCCGTCACCAGCAGGAATAATGTCATCAGCAGTGATGTACATTTCCAAACCGTTGTACTTGTCATAAGTAATGATATCACCGTGACCAAATGCTCTCTTAGAGAGTTTGATTTTGAAGGTAGTACCATCAACACCTTTTGCGTCATTTGCTGGCTCAATGTCAGCTACAACAAAAGGTAAATCTTGAGCGATAGGAGTTTGCCATTTGTACTCACCACGTGCGTTGTCTACAGAGATTGTATTCTTTCCACCAAAAGAAGCCATTTGATAAAGAGGCATTTCAACTTTTTGAGTCATTGCCCACAAATCAACTGGTCCCATATCCATAGGCTCGGCAGAACCAAGCATCTGGGTAAGGTGATAAGAATCAACATGAGAACTTGCTTTGTAGGCAGTATCTCTTAGGAAAATTCCATTGTTTAAAACAGGAGTTGCCATAATTGATTGTTATTTAAATTAATTGTTTATTATTTGTGTTTATTATTAAAACCTTTTAAATATGTTATTGCTTCTTGGAATCTTTCTTTTTGTAGAACGTGATTTAGTATCTTCTTCACGTTGTTCTACTCCAAGAGAGGATCCACCAGCATTAGCTTGTTCAGTCTTAAGCTTTCTTACTGTTTTCTCTACACTTTGTTGAGCACCTTTCTCCATGATTTTATTTTTATAACCATCAGGATCAGATAACAACCACAGTGCTTCTGAAATCAGTGTATAGTTTGGTTCAACAAACTGATACTTTTCAAGCAAATGACCTAACAAGTTTGTATTTCTACCACTTACTGAAGGATAATTGGGTTGTACTAAACCATTGTATAGCATAGACTGCGTCTTTCTATCAACTTTAATATCACCCAAGGAACCTTCCTTAAGAGTATTATATACGTTCTCCATGTATTGCTGAGATGCTTGTTGTTGTTGTTTCTTACGCATTTCTTGTTCTTGCAATTTTTGAGCAATCACTTTTTCCTGCATCTTATCCAACTTTGGTTTAAACTTAGAAGCTTGTTGTTCAAGCTTTCCTAAATCTTTCCAAATTTCAATTTCCTCTGCAATCTCCTCTGCTGTTCCATATCCTGTAGCTTGAAGGTAGTCTCTAATAATAACCTCTTGATCGTTTTCATTTTTAACATCTAAACTCTTTTTCTCTTCAGAATGAGCTAGTGTTGAAAACAAACCTTTTAGGTCTCTACCTCCATCTGCAACATATCTTGCAGCAATCTGGAGTTCTTGTGGCAAACTTTCAAAGAACTGTTTGGGAGTTTCTCTTCTAACTTGACTTGCCCTTTCTTCCAAGTTAGCTTCAATTAATTCTTCCCAGTCTTTAGCCGAATATTCTTCTAACGGCTTATCATCATCAAAAGGAACAATCTTGTCATCTTTTATAAGTTTGTTAAACACATCACTTATTCCAGAAATCTTTTTTCTTCCTCTTGTTTCTTTTTTCTCCTCTTGTTCATCCTCATCTTCCGCTTCATCAAGTGCTGCAAATACTTCGTCTGCACTTTCTTTAACTTCTGATTTGGTTTCTGTTGTCTCTTCAGCATTTGCTTCTGTTTCAACTTCTTTTGTTTCTGTATTCTCTTCTACTTCCGCTTCTGGGTCTGCAAAAGAAAAATCAGCTTCTTCACTTGGTTTTGTAAAAATTGATTTAGGTTGACTTTCTTCTGGAACTGTTACGCTATCTGCACCAGCTGCACCATCAAAAAGAGAATCTAAATCAATATTTTCTTGAGTAACTTTACTCTCAACTGTTTTAGTTTCTGTTGCCATAATATTGTTGGTTTTTGTAATTACTAATTCTTACATATACAATATACAAACATTTTTAGAAATAAACTTACAAAATGCAAAGCTGTTATTTGATTTTGTGCAGTATATAGCTATCTATGTTTTTTCTGTTTTTAAATATATTAAGAAAGTTTATTTTAAGATTTTTTCTTTCTTTCAGATGAAGAAACATCATACTTGTTTTTGTTTTCTCTAGCTACCTGAAGTTTCTTATCAGCAACTTCTCTTTGAGTTGCTAATTTTTCTCTATCTATTTGTAATTTAGATTGCATATTAGAGTTTTGAATACGCGCTTGTTCTTTTTGCATATTCATCTGTTCTCTATCTTTTCTATCTTTTCTGATATTTTCCATTTCATCCTGATAGTCTGAAATTTGATTTTGATTTATATCAGCCATAGAACCATAACCAGCTGCTCTAATTTGTGCTACTTCAAGATCTTTTTGACGTTCTTTATCCGCTTCCATGCTTTCATAATCACGTTTAAGCTGCTCTTCTTGAGCTTTAGCTTGAAGCTGTTGTTCTTGCATTTCTCTTTGCTGTTGCATTTCTTGGTCTCTCATTTGCATTTGTTTAGTTTCTGCATCCTTTAAGATATCAGAAACCTCAGCAATAGAATCTGCTTTAATAATATTACCTAAATCATAAATACTTGCACCAGAAGTATTATTGCTAATAGCTAATTGTTTCAATTGATCTAGTATACCTCTATGATTTGTTTTAGTTGTAGCAAATACATTAAAGTCTCTTAATAAGAGATCAGTTCCATTTATTACAAAATTTACTTTTTCTGCTTCCGTTGTCATGTAAGAAAGTCTCACACTTGGACTTGTGCTATAATAATATTGTGCTAGATCTGTACGCATTTGATGAACTCTAGGCATTAAATGATCCGCATGCTGAGTAAAGTAAATCTCTGTTTGTGCATAAGATTGATTTAATGCTTGAGTAACTCCAGTAGCTGTTTCATTACCCATAGGAGCACCTAAACGCTGTGGATTTACACCAATTGCATCAAACGCTTGTTGTTTAAAATAATTAGCTAATTGAATACGTGACATTAACCTATTAGTCTGCTCCATATTTAGAGTCTGATAATGATTAAAGTTTGTTGCATTCTCTGTATTAGTAATAGATGTATCAAGAGGAAGCATTTGGAAATCCTTCATTGCTACATAAGCTTTAGCATAATTACCCTTACCCCAATCTTCTCCCATAGAGTGTCTTGGTAATGCATTTTGATCAAACATAATTACAGTACCTAGTTCATCTACTAGAATATCTGCAATCTGATTATTAACCATGTTGTATCCAACTTGATACGCTTTCATAAGATCAACTAAAGATGTTGATCTAGTGTTGCGGTCAGAAAATACACGTCCTTCAACTGGTAGTTTACAACCATATAAACTTGTATCACCTTTAAATTGGAATGGAATCTTACCTGGTTTCTTTCTATTAATACCTAAGTAAATAGGATTAATATTATTACTTGCATCTGACTTCCAAAATGCTGGTAAGTTTGGTCCAATTTTAATACCACCCCATACTTCATTAATCCAAATCCAATCTATGTGTTCTCCTTGAACTAGATTTTCTTTAGTTTTATTTTTGTATAAAGTTGTATCATAAATTGGTTTTTCTGTAACCTTAAAGGTTTCATCAATAATCTCCTGAATTATCTCCCCTTCTTCTGTGATTTTAGTAAGGTGTCCAACTTTACGTTGAGTTTTCCAGTAGACTGTGGTAACTCTCATTAAGGACCCTTCCCCCCAATTTGGTAAATCATCACCCTCATTAAGAATAGAACTGATAATGTCACCCCCATATTCAGGAGCATTATTCCAATTGCTTACAAATTGTCTATAACCTAAGCTTGGTGCATTAGTGTTCCATTCATGTGATTTTGTAGGATCATAATATGCACCGTCATTTTGATAACCAGATACTTGATATCTACCTGATTTAGCAGGATAGATTTCTTGTAAAGACTCTAATTGTTTTTGATTCATTAGATATCCATACTTGTCAATTACGTCAGCTACGGTCATAAGATCCATTTTACCTGCGTAATTAGATTGAGATATATATCTTGTATCTGGTGATTTTTGATAGAATGTAAGAACAGGATTCCAAAGTTCTACTTCATAATCATCTTCCATCATTCTAAAATGCCAGAATTCTCTATCTGTAATAAGCATGTCTCTAAATGCACGCTCTTCTAATTCTTGCATTTTAAAACGTTCTTCATCAACATTTAATTGATGAGACGCCCATTCTTCTACTAAGCTTCTGTAGTCTTTACTAAAAAAGTCTTCTATCTCAGGAAGAGTTTTGAGGTTTTGAGGAGCTAATTGTTCCTTTACTTCAGGTGCATTTATATCTGCACCCATCTCTAGCATTTTTGCTATTAATTTTTTTTCTGCATCTGCCAATAGATTTTCTTCAACTAGTGCTCTTTTTTGTTCAAGCATTTCATTATAAGACAAATCATCAACTGCTCTAAATTGAACTTTACTAAATCTTTTAGAAAATTCACCACAAAGAACATTTACTACGTTTGGAATAATTGGATAAAACTTTAATTCTAGAGCCGACTCATCTTCCTTTGTAAGAACATTAACAAGGTCAGAGTAATCATTGTCCTCTTCAACAATGTAGTCTGTTTTATCAATAATACCTTTTGCTAATTTATAATTCTTAAGAAGCTTTCTTGCATTTTGTCTTAAGAACTGCATACCTTGCAATTCAAGCCAATCTAAATTCCAAGCTGCCCAGTTTTCATCCTTTTTCTTTGAAGACAAAAATTGTATTGGTTGTGTTAGACTAGAAGTAGTAGGATACCCGCTTTCAGCTTTAGCACCATTCTTCAATTGCATTGCATTAAATACCTTCATACTTATCTAAAATTTTTGTAGGCAGATCTTTTAATTTTTTTACCACCAATACTAGTTTTACCCCGTCCTAAATTTTTAAACGGACTATACTTTAATTTATACAAATTTTTTGAATTATCCAAGGAAATATCCGTTTCAGACTCCTTTCTTTTCAAATATCCCCGGTTAGACTCTTGTATTTTAGCAAAAGCCACCAAAGCAGAGAAAGCAACCAATCTATCCACGTTAAGACCAGGATAATAAGCTAACATTTCTTTTAATAACATTGGATCAGGTATTCTTTCTATACCTAATGTAGTTGATAATACATTACCATCCTGATCAGTTTCTACATCAATCTCTTCTCTTAAAAATTCAATTGCATATGAAATCAAATGACTTTTAAAAAGAGTACCTGTGTTTTTCCAACCGTATTCTTGATACACTGTTCTATTACTACCTAAGTCTTTTAAGAATAAAATTTGTTGTTTGGGTACAAGATATTTTTGTTTCTTTTTAGCAATCATATGCTGTATAAAAAGAGAGATGTTATTCTCAACAAGAGTCCAAGCATTATACCATTCTATAATTAATTCTAATTGCTGATGTGTTTTATTAATATCATCATATCTACCACACCATGCAGCTACAATTTTAGCTGGCTCTACAAAATGCTCTAGTCCATTTGCAGTTTCTCTAGTAATCTCAACTGAGTTTTTATAAACAAAAATACTACACAAAGAGTCTGATGTAGTTGTTTTACCTTCTGATACGGGGTCAATAGAAGCATAATAAGCACCAAACTCTGGGTTAGCTATAGGTCTTTCCCAAACAACTAAACAACCTGTCTTATCTTGAGCCTTTTTATTTACAGGAAAATCTGAAATAGGAAGTTTATTAGATCTTTTGGCCATAATTCCATCTTGAACTCTTTCAAGTTCTATGTGCTCATAGGCATATTCTTTTTCTTCTATCTTCTTCATTTGTTTAGATAGAATACCTTGAGGGAATACAGACTCTTTTCTGTAAGCAAATGCTTCAGCAATATCAGTTGGTTTCTGAGAAATACGTAATTGATACTGTTCTGGATTAAGATCTGCTTTCCACCTCTTTCTTTCTAATCTAATAGCTTCTAAAGCTTCTTCTATTAATGAATTACCATATTTATCAATATGAGGTGGCATAGACCATTGCTCAGGTATAAATAGGCCGGCTAAACCTATTGTACCATCTTTATCCATTAGGTTAGTTTCTACAGCATATATATCATTTGATGTAGGATTTAAGATCATTTCTTTTAATGGTTCACACTGATCCAAATCACCCACAGAACCAGCAGCTATAAACATACCGGTTGTAACCATACCAGAAGACATTGCAGGACGTAAGTACTCATAAGTCTGCATCATTTTAGGTGCAATACCTGCCTCCTCATGAAAGAAATAAGTTGTTGGACCCCCTACACCTGTTGTAGCGTTTTTCTCAAAGGACGCACCTTGTATTTTAGATTTAAGACCTCTAGATGTTTTCCTATTACCAACCTTAACTTCAATTTGCTGTTGCCATAGTAATACCTTTTCTGGATTACTGGGTCTATACCAAGCAGTATGCTCATTAAGGAAAGTTTTATATTCATCAAGAAACTTCCAAGACCCTTTGTCATTAATGTAGTCTTTTAGTGACGCACCAATCTTACATGTACTACCTTCTTCAAACCAATAAGTATTAATGATTTTACCCATATGAAAGTAAGAAGATGCAATCTGACGTTTCTTTAGTATAGCAGAATGCTTATAATTTAGTTCTGCTAATAACTCATAAAGAGCCATATGATACTGAGCATCTCTGACTTTGGCAAAGCCATACTTCTTTTCTTCTTTATCATAGATGGGTAAGAAGTTTAACCACATGTAATAATCTCTGGTTAAATACCATGTAAGATCTTTGTCTTTATAAATAACACCTACACGACATTTATCTTTTTGATCATTCCAATAATCAATAAAGTCTTTTGATCTAAATGGAGCAGCACAATAAAAACCATCTTTATTAAATCTTCTTGCTTCAGCATTAAACTCAAATGCTAATTCATTAAAATTATAAAGACCAGGTTCTTTAAATATAGACAAGACAAAATCTAAAAAATCTTGTCTTGTCTCAAAGTCTGTATTAGACCATGTTCCATTTTGATATGTAGGTACAGATATAAACACTACTCAATAGACTGTATTACAGCAAAAACATCTCCTGCATTAATTAGTAAATGTCTTTCTCCTTCATGTTTCATTTCTGTTGGAACACAATAATCAGCATATTGAATTAAATCTCCAGAGTTAATTTCCTGAACCTCAACACCTACGGCTACAACATAACCTTGATATATCTTTTCTAATGCTGTATCTGGAATAATAATATTAGTACCAGGTACTGTTCTTTGTGCTTCTTTAGGTTTTATTAGAACCTTTTTTCCTACGGGAACTATTCTTGTTTTCATCTTTTGTTTTATTTGGTTTTACATTTACGGGCTCATCCCAATAACAGAATACCCAGTTTTCTTTTTTATTTGTCATTACATTTGATCATAAGCTAAACCTGCACCACCACGCACTTGACTTTCTTGTTCTTCCTTCATATCACTAAAGGCTCCTTTGTAAGAATTTCTAATTTGCTCAAATTTGGCTGCAGCATTTACAAGAGAATTAATATTTCCATCACGTCCGTGTTCAATCTGTGTAGTTTCCATGTATCTAGCTAGTCTATCAAGCATAGATTTAATACCCACATAAGCTCTATAAGTTGGTGTTTCATAAAGTTTTCTACACATATCCAATGAATATCTAATTTTAGAATCTTCAGTTGATTCTTCTAAACTAACTTCCTCAACTATTATATCTTCTTTTTCATGTTCTGGTAAATTGAAAAATGGATTTAAATCTGGATTTGGACAAGACATATAAAATAAATATTGATAGATACTCATATACGTATCAGGATATTCTTCCATTAAATCTTTTAGAAACTTTAAAGTATAGCAATGTTCTGTTGGTATTACTTTACCATTTTGAATATCAAATAATTTTACTATCATAATGCTTGAATTATATCATCAAAAAGATGATATGCCTTTTTTATATAAATAGATTGAGCAGCTCCTTGTAAATAAATTTCTGTTACATTAGTGTCTACATCACCATTAGTTGAATTTACATAATGAGAATAAGCACTAACCAAAGAAAGATCTAATGTAATATCTACATATTTTTTTTCATATGAAATATTTACTTCTCCAGTTGAAGATACAGTTGGTTTTTGTACAAAAACAACCTTTACAAATTCTTGGCTTTCTGTCATTTCTTATTGTCTTTAAACCACATTATAAGACTATTTACTTCATCCTTTAAATATGGTAGGTTATACATTTTTATTTCTTCAATTACAGGTTCTCCATTTACATGTTCATTAATTGGATATCCATTTTTATCTGTACCAATTTGTTTGAATTTAACATGCTGAATAATCAAATCCCCTATCTTTAGTTTAGGGTTGTGCTTTTTAATAATATACGCATAAATACTGAGTTGTAGGTTATAATGATTAAGATTACAATCATCAAGATGACTAACGGGATTGTACATTTTAGATGTTATACCCTCCCAATTAGTAAATCCTTTTTCTTTAATTTCTTTATTTGTTTTGTAATCTGTAATATTAATATAACCATTTACAACTTCTACTAAATCCGCTTGTCCACACAATCCCACAGATTTTAAATAAACTAAATGTTCTGGATATACTCCATCTTTTAGCTTTTGATCTGGAGCAATTTTAGCACCATTATCTTCGTCAACTAGAGGTTTTATAATAGGTAGCTCTACACCATGTCTTTCAATGGTCTTAAAGTCAAGCATATCTGCTTCTCTTTGGTTATGATACCAATTACCTAATCCTATTGCTCTTTCTGTTTCTTTGTTCCAGGCTGCTAGTATTTCTTTATCAGTCATACCATACCATTTGGATCTTTTATTTTTAGCTGACTTCTTTGCTTGTGCTTTAGCATCAAACTTAGGTTTAAACATACCTATAAAAGAAGTTACACTAGTCCAGTTTATCTTATCCTGATCTACACTTTCATATATGTGACCTTCCTCTTTAAATACTATAGCCATATTATTTTAGTTTATCATTTGTAGTAGTAGTAGTCCAAATACCAATCTTTTTAAGACTTTCAAAATCATACGTACTACTAACATCACTGTTTGTTACTCTATATGCAATAGCATCAACCTCTGCTCTAAGCAATATAGTTGCTGCTTCTTCTGTGATCATTTTATATTTTAAAAGATCTTTTACTATTTCTGATACTGTCATAATTATAAATTTAATTTTTCTTCTTGTTCTTCTGTCATTAATGCAGACCACTTACCTTGAGGACATTCTGATGATAAGGATCTTGTTTTAAAGTGAAGACTGCAACCGCAATCACTACAACAAGGTTGTGTTCCAGGAGCAAAACATTTATCTCCTTGATTATCAAGTAGTTGACAACTATTGCATATTTTCATTCTTTCTTCTGCAACAAGTTCCACTTCTTTTTTAGTAAAAATAGATCTATAGACACCCTCTCCTATCTTGTCAAGGTTTTTAAATGCGTCTATTAACTGTTTTAAATTCATTTATTTTTCTTTTTAAATTCCTTTCTTTCTTGATCTACTTCTTCTATCATTCTTTTAGCATTATCTAACATTTCTATTTTTTCTGTTAGAGATATATGCTTTTCATAACCGTCATAAGTATTTTTAATTAAGTTACCCAAAAGACTTTTATTCTTTTTAATTGCATTGTTTAGTTTACCTTTTCTAATATGGAATGTTCCCAAACCGGTAACATTTATACTTGGATAAGTTAAATTAGAAAGATTCTTTCTAAGCTTTGCATAATAAAAAGTTATAAATTCATCCACTACTTCTGGATGTACACCCACTTTTTCTGCTATACCTTCTTTAAAATCTTTATGACTCTTCGGATTCAACGCCTAAAATTTTATAGTCTAACAGAACAGTTCCAGATGTCTGTACATTCATCTTTTTATTTAAAAATATCTTCTTTCTATTCTTGCCATCTTTGATAACAAGATCTTTTTTACTTGCCTTTGTAATTGCATTACGTGCTGACTGAGGACTTTTAAAAATCCCCAGATCAGTCACGTGAAGGCAGAAAAAAGTCAGCTCAACCTCTCCTATCTTTGCAAGCTCAGCTAAACATTTTAAATCTGAATTGCTTATTTGCAAATTATTGAAGAAGCAGTATGTAACAATTTGATACTGGATTGTTGTATCCAGATCTACTTTTGCTTTTTGATCTACTTTATTTACTATTGCCATATTATAAACTTAACAGCATATCTATCAAGTCAGGATGCGGGTAACAGTCAAACTTATCTCTTCTAACATTAGTATGTGTTAAAAGGCCTTTTACTTTACCATAGTAAGCATCCTCTTGGAATTCAAATGCTTTTGTTGGTCCGTATTTCTTAATCCATTGTACTAATCCAATACGGATATCTATATTATCTCTTTCAGCTATATATCTTAACCATTTCTCCAATTCTTCTATTTGTCTTGTAGAATAGTTATGCCAATGGGTATAACCTTTAAATGGTTCTTTCAAAGTACATACTTGAGATTCATGTGCTGTTTGACCAGCATATGTTTTTAAATCTTTAGTTAAATAACCAAAGTTATTAATCTCAATACCTAAAGAATGGCGGTTCATAAAACCACTACCTGTTTTACCAAGGTGCCAACCATATCCTCCTTCAGGAAATGCTTGTACCATAACACCATCATAGTCTGCATTACCATCAGTTACTTTCTGACCCCCTAGTACAAATTCAGTGGCAACACGTCCCCTGCTATCTCTACCCCAGTGATCAATTGTTTTATATGGATTGTGCCATCCTGCTGTATGATGTAAAAAGACATAATCATTCTTGATTGGTCCTTCAATGTACTCACCCTTTGGTAAGAAGTGTCTATGAATAGTTTGATTATATGGAGTTGTAAAATATTGCTCCATAGTATCAGTGTCTTCATCTATTGCTTCAGTCTCTGGTCCTCTAGTACGTAGTAAAGCCCATGTGTCCTTACCTACAATACCATCAGCTGACAATCCAGATCCTAATTGAAATCTAATAACAGCTTTTTTAGTACCAGGACCAAAAATACCATCAACAGAAATCTTAAGAGCTCTTTGTAGTTCTTTTACACTAGAACCTTTTGATCCTTCTTTTAGTAATTCCATTTAACTACGCTTTAAAGTTCTACGAGATTCTTCAGACATAGCAGCTTGAAACTCTTGACGAGCTTCATCCATTCCTTCTTCAGCTTCTTCTTGACCAGCACCATAAGCTTGAGCCAAGAACATTTGTGACTGAACACGTTCAGCACGTGCTTTTTCAATATCTCTTAGAAGTTCTTCATACTCTTTCTGAACCTTAAGATGCTTGATGTTCTCTTTGTAAAAAGAAGTAATTTCTTCTCTACGTTGTTTCAACTCTTCTTTAGAGAGTTCCTTGGGTTGTTCTTGTTCTGACATAATTGTTGATTTTATATGTTCAGTAACAAATATAACAATTCAAGTTTAAATACAAGAAGTTTAAAGGGTTATTTTTACAATACGGCTTTTACTCCGACATGCAAGTAATTTAGATTACGATTTATTTGAAGTACGCTAGCGGTTAACCAAAGTCTCTTATACATTCTAGTATCAATACCAGCTCTACCTATCACTAAACCAGGATTGTGATTTAACTTATACACAGGACCACCATAGATTCTCACTTCGCGAATTGCAAATTCATACTGCAAAAAAGAGTAGGTTGCACCATGATGTCCTTTCCCCATAGCCAATACACCTACAAATATATTATCATACCCTACCTCGGCTACAACACCTCTTGCATGAAGACAAGCTACATATCCTACAGCTGCAGATTTGTTATCATCCAGTATATAATTCTTAGGTGATTGATATGGGGTGCACTCCTGAGCATACCCTTTATTGCACATTGCAATAAGCAATATCAGTAATAATTTGTATAGTCTAGTGTACAAGAACATTATGCATGAAGCATCTTGTGCAACACTGCACACTTCTCGTATTCCTCTCTTTCTTGGAAAAATATAATTATATTCTCAAGATCCGCCTTAGTAGGACCATCTTCAATATCATGAGCCACGGTAGTCACGCCCTCTACGGTTGAATCATTACGAATAAGCAACTCATCAAAGGTGACTTCCTTAGTAATGATACTATAAGAGTTATTAAAAGCCAAAGCAATTAACTCTTCTTCACGCTCCATTTGTTCTATTTCAGAGAGACCATCAAACAATGCTCCATCCATATCATCAAAGTTATCTTCATTATGATCCATAGCAGTGTGTATTATAAGATCCTATATAAACAAGATACAAAAATAAAAGGGGGTTAAGAAATTTTTATATCCCCAAAAAATAGATTCTGCTTCTCTAACAAGGAGGATTGTTTTTCAGCAGTGCCCCACCGGACCTGCAAATTTTCCGTGTATAGCATTCTTGAGATGTGCTGCTATACTGCTCCCCAACTATTTCTTGGCAGGGGTCTACCCCCTGTTGTATCATTAACATTAACGTATAATCTTTAAAAACACGCTTATGAAATTTACATTTGTTAGACGTACTGTCAAGAATGACGGTACAGACGGAAACATGTGCATTGCTATGAACAATGCTAACACTTTTGGTGTATCATCTACAGGTACACCAATCTACCTACAGTATGAGGCTGTAGCAAATCACCTTAAAGGCCTTGATTTAGAGCCTAACAAAGGTGTTGCCTTTGAAATACCAGGTGAATGGAAAGTAGTTCCATTGGTATGGACAGACCGTGAGGGTAACAAGGTTGAGGCTATGGCTCAAGACGGTACACCTCTGCAGACTGTTGAGCCTGCGTAAGTAGTACAGGCCTGCATCGTGAAAGCGGTGCATGGCCTTTTAAACATTTTTCATAGCTACTCTTGCTATCTTTTGTTTGTAATCTTATTTACACACTACTTTTTATTTATTTGTGTGTTGCATTGTGTGTGTATGGTCTAAATCACCACTTTTACCCACTTTGTAACACTCATCTTTATTATTACCACTTAAATATATAAATATAGCTATAACAATTGCATGCACTCAACATGCACTCACATTATAGTTATTATATATGTATTATGTCTCTCTCTGTTTATCTATATAGAGAGTGGCATCATATTACCCGGAATAATGAACCAAGCATGTACTTGGAGCTACTTGGAAATAGCTTAATAATAGAACCTTAATGGTTGCTACCATACTTTTATATTGGTGTATTAGTTTTCCAAACGTTACAGCGTAAAAATAACTAATGAGTGCTTACCTTTAGTAAGTAATTCCCTGAACTTCCTGGTTCATAAGGATTGAATGTAAGAACCAGGTTTCTGTTGAGCAACAGATACAGCTCACAGAGTGGCACTTGTTGCTACTGTAATAGTAGACGAAATGTTACTTTGTAACGGCTTATAGTGGAGAGACTGCTGGACAGATATGTCAGAACGGCATTCTCGTTGAAGCTTTAAGTAAGGTCCATGATTATTGATATTTATGGATATTTAGTACTATTTGTATCTAACACCTTAGCATGTGTTTAAACTGCTTATAATTTAAGTCAAGCTGGTACTATCTTCTACTGTTTCCTATAGAGAAGTATTAGTACACCCGGCTTATGGTGTGTTCATGCTTATACTTGGATGGGTTCCATCCGCAATAGTATCAGCAGACTATCATTACAATTATTAATAACATTTAGGCAGCTGATCACTGCAAGCGTAAAGTACATCGGCAGGTGTGGTGATATCAATCTTTACACGGTAATGGTGCTTAACTTATATCCTTGCTATTACCAATTTTATTAACACGTTTCCTGGAATCATATTGATTGAGTATGTAAGCCTTAATCCAGGGCACAAGGTAGGTACCTACTGTGTAAGGCAAAGACAGATACCTGAGCATGTATTCAAACTGCTTTTTTTATTCGCTTTAACATTAACTCTTATTATTTATTGTATGAAACATATCAAATCAAAAACAACAAAGAACTATAACATGTTTAGTTTGCTTCCAATGAATCGTGAAATAAACGCAAAGCATGTTGAAAGAATGCTCAAGTCACTTAACAACGTAGGTTGTATTCGTGATGTAATTGTAGTTACAACCAAAGTCTTTGAAGGCGTGAAGAAAAACTACATCATAGATGGTCAACATCTTTACACTGCTTTAGTACGTGAGAACTTACCTATATCATATAGGACTCTTGATCTTACAACCGTAGAAGATATCGTGAAAACTATGGCAGGTCTTAATAACTCAAGTAAGTCTTGGGGTCTTATGGATTATGTTAACGCTTACAAAGTTGTTAATAATGATTACATGAAACTCTTAAGATACATCAACATGTATAACTTAGAACCAACAATGATTGCTATGATTGCAACAAATAATTCTAAGTCAACACGGATCAGCAAACTTATTAAAGAAGGAGAATTTAATATCACTAACCCTAAGACAGAGGTTATGTGTAAAGAGTTTTCAGATATCTTTCTTAAGATAGGCAAGGCAGACAGATGGGTGAAGTTTAATTTCCTTGAAGTCTTCATGTCAGTTTATGGTAAGTATAACCATAAAAAAGCTTTAACTAGTTTAGATAAGCATCTACCTACAATCAAAGCTATGTCTGATCAGCATTATGCATCTGAGTTTATTAGAAAGAAAATCTTTAACGTATAGAATCATGGAAAAATATTTCAAATACTTTGTAGTACTTATCATGTGTTATGCATCGTTTCAATATGGTCGTATACATGATGAAGGAGTTGATTACTACATACCAGAGGATAACACTGTAGTTTACACAGATCGTTGTCAGATTGTTGCTGATACTGCAGGCGTTGCTAGTGTAATATGGTACAAAGATGAACCGTTTACATTGGCTCCTGAAGAATGGTATGAGTATTAACCAGAACATTAATCACCTTAAACATTTATTATCATGCGTATTTACATCAAAAACCCAGAGTTTTTTGTGAAACATTCACACAAACTCGTAACCTTAGTACCTGATTCACTAGGTCACTTTGGTAAATTCAGCGTAATCCGTAACCAAAACGGAGATTACAAACGTGTCAAAACTGATTCAATTACTTATGAAGTAACAGAAGCAGAACTCATAGGAGAACTACTAAACAATACATTGTTGCGTGAGGTAGCTCTTGAAGATAACTTGATTGAAGTAGGAGACTACCATCAAGATGACACAGGGTATTTAAACTATACCCTTTCATGGAGATAATAATTAGCAGGTAGAGTTGTAATAATTCTACCTGTTTTCTATCTTTACTGAAAATACTTTAATTATGGAAGATAAAGAATGCACTTACATCTACTTTAGAGATGGTTCACAATTTATTACACCGTCTCTAGATCATGCTATTGATAGAACAGATCAAGGAAAGATCTTAATGAAATGTGAGGACGGTGAATCCAGGGAAATAGAAATACAATAATTTATAGAGCACTGTTATGGTGCTCTTTTTTTTCACTTAAAAAACATAATCATGAAAAATTTAAACTTTGAACTTCAATGGGCATCATTCTTAGGACTTGGTATTGCTTGGCAAAGAAACCGTATTGCTATATGTATACCAATAGTAATGCTTGAGATATCATGGACAAAATAGTAAGGAAGTATATTGAAGAAACTAAAGGTAAAAGCAAAAGACCTTTGAGTGGATATGCTAAGACCATAATGAAATTTGATAGAAACAGACTATTCAAAGGACATCTTGGTAGTATTAGTTATGGTGCATATGAAGATAAAACTTCGTATCTCACTATTATGAATCAATACTATGATGCTTGGATATACTTCAACTACAATTTTGAATCCAAGAAAAGTGAAATATCTATCACTGTACATGCATTACCAACAAAATACATGGAAGCATTTTACAAGAAGGTAACTCACAATGGAAAATACAATCTACAAAATCAGAGTCCAACTGGTATTTATGAGAATAAATCAGAACTACACATAGACCAAATGGGTGGTGTATCAATAACAAACACATTATTTTATGATGAGTTTGTTGCTTTAGGACATTTTGAGAACATTAAGATTGTTGAAGAAGCCAGAATACATATGAAAAGATTTAAATCTATCATACGTGAGAATGGAAACAGTAAAGAGTTTTGTAAGAAGATAACATTCATCAAGAATGATGTTGTATTTATTGCAGAATCTTTATATACGTAAATGAAAAGGGCATTATAGTTCCCCCTAACAGTACCAGTATATTATTATTATATATACTATTGTTATAGGGAACTATAGTTCCTATTGTTAGTATGTTTAGGTGATAGGAGGAGGGTTTGTTCCATATTTTGGTTTTGGTTTTAAGCATGGACGCAAGCTGGTTCGCATCCAGGCAAATCCTTTTCCTTTTCTTAAAAATTTATAATACATGCATAGAGTAACAGATAAAACAGTATTTAACATCTTTAAATCACTCCTTAAAACAGGTCATAAGAACTATGATCATGCTATTAAGGCTATAATTTCTTTATTAGATTCAGATTCTTTGGAGTATATTCTTGATATGCTAAGTGATGATAAACCACTACAACTTATAAACCGTGGTGACTATATCAAAACTGACATAGATTCTTATCATGCTAAGAATTATTTTAACTATGATACACTAAAAGAGATGGGTTTAGTATGTCCTGATACAGATCAGGTGTATGCTATAGTAACAGAAGACGGTTCTTATTCATCTAAGTATAATCCTTACTATGGTACAGTTAGAGTTAAGCTTCTATATCATGATGATGAAGGTAAATTGTCTTACCATGAACACAAGGTGCACACACTAGGTGTAACTAAAGTGAATATGATTGATATACCATACTTTAAAAGTTTAGAAAATGGCAAGAATAAGCAAAGAATTACTGAGGACAGAAGTAAAGAGATGGGGGACCTTGAGGAGGCTTTACAACAGACAAGTTCGTAGCTTTGGAAGCTATATGAACAAACAGTATCATATGCTTGATGCTGAACTAGAGGCTACTGAGAATTGGTTCACAGCCACTAGATTAATTCTTGATAGACATGTCGTACACTAAAAAGTTTGGTATTGTTAGTCAAGATGTATTACAAGACCCTGAATTAAGTATTCAAGCTAAAGGTCTTTATAGTTTTTTATGTACATACGCTGATAAAAATAGAGAGTGTTTTCCATCAAGGAACACTATGGCAGATCACTGCAATATATCAGTTAGATATACAGGAATTCTAATAAAAGAACTAAAAGAAAAGAAATACATAATAAGACGGGGTAGGAAATTAATTTTAAAATAAAATACTTAGCTATATACTGCTAAATATTTGCAGAACAAAGGCCGTAAGCTCTTAATTATACTTCTATAATAGTTTTTATCTTCATATTTTTACAATTATTGTTGTAATAAAATGATATATCAACTACCAAATGGACGTATAATTGAACTTTCTGTAGAACAGTTCCTAGAACTGGATGATACTGAGGTTAAAGAGCTTAATGGTTTAAGTTCAGCATATAGTCTTGAGTGTAGTAATCCTTTTTATAATTTATTTGCTAATGGAAGTAAGGAAGATAAAACAGTTGTATCAGAACTGTTATCAGATGATGACTTTGAACCAGATTTATTTGATATGATCAACCTTGATCCTTTAGAGAAATTAGAAGATGATTATTTTCACCCAGATGACATCTAAGTTTAACCTTTTATAATTTAAAAAAAATGCAAAACAAAGTTCAAATTGTTCCCGATGAATTAGGGAACGTAATCCGTGTGTCTCAAAACAATGATGAATTTGGTCATGTAAGACTAGAACAAGAGAGAGTTACATTTGGTAACACAGGTTGGGTCAACCGCAAAACAGTTAGCACATTACTACATGGTAAAGTACAAGATCTTCGTGATATGGGTATCCAGAACATGACAGAGCTTAGTGGTAAGATTGTAGTACGTGAATCTCTTGAACCATTCAATACTAATAACCCAGATCGTGATCTTAAGATTGCTGGTAATACTGGTGTTATTTGTTGTCAAGACGGACAACCTATTTATAGGAAAACAGTATTCACTGCAGATATGAATGCAGAAGATATGCTAGTAGCTCACACAAATGGTGATGCAATCCGTGAGGCAAATCAGAATGAATCATCTACAGAAACACCAAAGGCTTCAGCTAAAGAAGCTTTTGAAGTAGAAGAAAAGCAAGTGGATCTTGAAGACTCAATAGCAGAGGTTCAAGCTGAAGCTGAAGAAGAAGTAGTTGAAGAAGAACTAGAAGACGCTACTTTTGAGCTGTAAGAGTTTGTTCCGCTTCCCACCAACTGTTTAAATAACAGGGAACAGCGCGCTTAGAACAAACATTTATGAGGGCTGGTAGAAATACTGGCCCTCTTTTATTTTCACCTAATTAATACACTTAAACATGCTTTCTAATGAACAAAAACAAATCCTTAAGCTTGAGCAGCAAATAGCTGAATTACAAGCACGCAAAGAACGCTATGAATACTACGGTATTCTTAGTGAGTATCAAACTCAACCTGAGCTTATAGCACAGCGTTTAGATTACACCAAACTCAATCCAACACAGCACTTCTTATTTAAGAGAGTGTTACATGGTTTAAATGTTTATACTCCAGAACAACGGAGTAAACTTCATTGGGACAAGAAAAGAAGAATCAAGAAAGTCTGGCAACGTGGACAAAGAGAGGTAAATGCCTGGAAACAAGTAATTACAGCTAAAAAAGCTATGCAAATTTTTAGTATCTTTAACACCACAGAGCTAGGAAGACAGATTAATTCTATCCCTGTAGATGAAATAGATCCTACATATGTAAACAAGATAAGTTTTAAAGATCTTGGTTTAACTTATGAAGATTTAATTCTATTCTATATGAAGAAAGGCTTATTGCCTAAAAACTTTTTGACTATCAAATGATTGAGAAGAAAAAGAAACTATGCAACAATTGCAATACTGAGCAATTTATCTGGAAAAATGATAAAGGAAGTCGGTATTGCAAGAATTGCTGGTATAAGTATAAGCAAGAAAATAAACCACTTAAAAGAAAACCAATCAACAAAAAGTCTAAGACAATGCAGATCATTGATTTAGCCTACAGTAAACTTAGAAAGAAGTTTATGGAGGAGAAACCAATGTGTGAAGCTGCATTACCTGGATGTACAGGGCAATCAACTGATGTTCATCACAAAAAAGGCAGAGGTCAATACCATCTTATGGTTAGTACTTGGTTATCTGTATGCAGACACTGTCACATGTATATAGAAGAACATCCGGCTGAAGCACAGGAACTTGGCTTTTCTGAAAAAAGAATTGACTAATGAGCAAAGAAGATTTATTTAGTTTTATTCTGTGGGCTTTTGGTATAGTAATAATACTTATTATTATTGCATCATTCTACCAAGACCAAGAATATGTTGAAAACAAGCATCAAGAAAATTTTGAGAGAGTTGACACAATTACTGTTGTGGATATACACGGAAACATCATTATTATTGAGGAGAATGGTAAATACACTAGATTCTGGAAGAAGAATATAGATTAGTATCATTGGCCTCATAGCTCAATTGGATAGAGCATCAGCCTTCTAAGCTGAGGGTTCAAGGTTCGAGTCCTTGTGGGGTCACTAATTGGCCGGATGATGGAAGTGGTAGACATGACAGACTTAAAATCTGTTGGGTAGTAATACCCGTGTGGGTTCAAGTCCCACTCCGGCTACTTAGCTCTCTTAGCTCAGATGGTTAGAGCAACTGACTCATAATCAGTAGGTCACAGGTTCAAGCCCTGTAGGGAGCACCTATGTTTCACTAAACATTTTGTTATGAAAAGAATTAAAAATTTATTTAAAAGAAAAAGACATCTTAATTATGTAAAGAATTACTTACATCAGTTGCAGTTTGATACTATTAATACTGTTATAAAAGCAGAGGTAGAATCAGATTGGTCTAAAGAAATTACAAAACATCTAAATAATAATGCTGTTTTAATTAGAAAGTATCAGAGGAGATTAAAATGGCTAATGTTCTAATATGACGCACAGAGAAGTAGTACAATCAAAAGCATTAGAAGTTACAGAAAATCATATACGCTGTGGATTAGGTATATCTATGGGTGTTGGTAAGACAAGAATTGCAATCCAACACTTTCAGAAAAACTATGATCCATTTATAAAAGCTCTGGTTGTAATACCAAAACTATCCATCAAGGAAGCCTGGCTTACAGAACTTGAAAAGATGGATCTTGAACACTTACAACCACACTTTACCTTTACAACTTACTTATCTATTAACAAGCACAATCCTATGGAATATCAGCTTGTATACTTGGATGAGTGTCATAGTTTATTAGAGAACCATGAAGCTTTCTTATCTGCATATTCAGGTAAGATACTTGGTCTCACTGGTACACCACCAGTACGTAAGGGTACAGAAAAGTATAGAATGGTAGAAAAATACTGTCCTATTAAATATGAGTTCTCTGTAGATGATGCTACAGATAACAACATTTTAAATGATTATAAAATTATAGTTCATCATTTACTATTAGATAAAACACCAACTTATAAAAAGAAAAATAAGAAGGGTGGTCATTGGTATACATCAGAATACAAAGATTATCTATATGTAGATTCTAGAGTCAAAGAAGCTAATACACCAAAGCAAAAACAATTTGCTTCTATTATGCGGATGAGAGCTCTTATGGACTATACAAGTAAAGAGGCATATGTCAAATCTATTCTATCCAACATTAGTTCTAAATGTATTGTATTTGCAAACACCCAGGACCAAGCAGATAGAATCTGCAGACATTCCTATCATTCTAACAATTCTAAGTCTGAAGAAAACTTTGAATTATTCAGTGATGGACGTATAAATCAGATGTCTTGTGTACTTCAGCTTAGTGAAGGTGTTACTATACCTAATCTAAAGCAGGGAATTATCATGCATGCGTATGGTAATGAGAGAAAGACGGCACAACGTATAGGCCGTTTGTTAAGATTAAATCCAACAGAGACAGCTACTTGTCATGTGTTATGTTACAAAGGCACACAAGATGAGTATTGGGTGCAAAATGCTCTAAAGGGATTTGATCAGAGTAAGATTAAATATTATAACCCTTTAGAGTAATGATGGGAAGAATGAAAGAGCTTTTTATAGAAGAGCAAGAAAAAGAAAGTATGGATCTACAGAATATGTATGATGTATATCCTGTATACAAAACAAATGAACTGTGCCCTAATTGCACAGAGTCAACACTTATTCAAATGTCAAAGCATAACTATTCATGTGATAGATGCGCACAAGACTTTGTATCAGTACAAGGAAGTTTAAGATTTAAATGATGGATTGGATATTATTGTTAATGATTGCAGTAGCAGGAGGCTTATCAACCCTTGGGTTGATAGGTTTCCTAGGCTATATGCATGACAAGGAAGAAGTAAAAGATGAACAACCAAGTAATTGGGACAAAGATTTTTTATAAAGTGTAGTAAAATAAGGGTAAACCTGACGATGTCAAGTAAACTGCACAAGATAGTTGACACCAACAAAAGGTGTAAGCACATCAAAAGAGAAGGTGAGAGTTGCAGATTAAACAACAACTGCACCTATCCAGATTGTGAAATAGAAAACTTACACCGAAGTGTACAAAGTGTAAAATGAAAAGCACTCAAAGTGTAAAATATCTCAAATCGCAATACGCAATAAATCAAATGAGATGATGGGAAGTCCCACCATAAAAGGATGTTAAGGCATATAATGATGGGAAAAGAAATCAAATCATACGCAACAACATATAAAACTAACTTTTGCCAGTATTACAGATTATTGGCATTAATAACCTTTAAAACAAAAGAGAAATGAAGGGTGTAATGAGACAAGGCTTGACCTGCTTTTCCTGCGGGAATAAGGGAGCATTACACCTTACATTTTAAACCTTTAACACCAAAGAGAGATGAAAACACCAATGCAAGAGTTGATTG